AACTTCATTTTCATTCTCCTATAATGTTGGTATCACAAGTAAGTTTCTTATGTTGGTAGCTAAAGAACCACCATCATTTCCCTCATCATCTGCACTTGGTGTAATAACAGTGCCATCATCTAAATGAATTTCACAAGGTCTTTTATACCAACCCCATTCAGTTACTTCATCTAATGGCATATATTTAACTGCTACAATTTTTTTACCTACTAAATACTTTGCTACTTTTTCTGTCCATATTTCTTCGGTATTCATTGCACTATCTCCTCTACTGATTCTTCTGAAAATCCTAGAACATCAATCGTATCGTCTAGGTGTTTAAACAACTTTACATCACCATGTCTGTTTAATACTTCTTCACCTGTTTCTTGGTCAACTTTTGCTAACAAGTAACCAATCACTTCGTATTCATAATCTTTATCACAATTCATTTTGCTCTCCTTTTATTAATGTAAATACATAATGACATACTATGTAAATAAATGTCAACCTTTTTTTTAATAAATTATAGACAAGCTCTAGACAACCTCTAGACAAGTTCTAGACAACCTCTATAACAGATAAGATAAGATTAGAAAAGAATATATATAGGGTCTGCTGATGTTTATATTTCAGACTTTACTTGACAATCTTTTTTGTTCATCATAAGATGACATCTCAATTAATTAACAAGGAGTTATAAATGGAAAAAATTACATTTGAATATCTGCTAGAAAATTTTAGGAATCAATCTGACATTGCAGACAAATTACAAATCAGTAGACAAGCGGTTTCAAAATGGTTTATTAATCAACAGATACCAAAATTAAGACAGTATGAAATTCAGGAGTATTTAACTAAATCTGTTTAAACATAAAAAGGAAAAATAATGTTTAAAATAAAAAATTGGGACAAGTTCCAACACTACAAACATAAAAATAAAATGTCGTGGTATAAAATGTATGGCGGAGATATTCTCAATGACCATACCTACATGGAATTGTCGGAGACAGAAAAACTGTTTTTAAGAGAAGCGTGGGATTTAGCTTCGCAATTCAATGGAGTATTGCCTGACATGAAATCTTGTGCCTTTCGTTTAAGACAAGATGAGAAAAAACTAGAAAAAATATACGCTAGTTTAAACGCAAAAAATTGGTTCTATGAAGTAACAGAGCAAGACTTAAAAAAAGAATCAATGCTTACAGTTTTAAAATCAGAAGTTGTTAAAGGCACTGCGGAACATTTTGAAAAATGGTGGGAGTCGTTACCTGACAAAAGAAAAGTAAATAAGAAAGGTTGTTTAGAAAAATGGAAATCAAAAAAACTTGATGACATTTCAAAAAAAATTATTTCTTGGACTGCTACTATGAAAAAAACGAGAGAGTGGTTAGAGGGTTTTAATCCTAGCCCCGAAGTTATTATTAATCAAGAAAGGTGGAATGATAATCCTAAATCACCAACACAAATCAGAGGTGCTTTATGAAAACTGATGTCGGTAGCATTGTAGAGCAGTTGACTATCAACAGAAAAACTTTGCAAGAGGGTGGTTTCTATGAAGAAGAAACAGATTTTAAAGTAAAAACGACAGATAATTTAGTAGATGATGTAAAAAATTATTATCGTAATGAAAAAAACTCTGGGTTTTCTTTAGGCTTTCAAAAAACTGACGAGGATAGTAATTTTCTTGTAAGGCGAGGAGAGGTAACAATCTTGACAGGCAGTTCAGGGTCAGGAAAAACTACCTTTTTATCACAAGTATTACTTAACTTAATGACCTATACAAATGTTTTAGTAGCTAGTATGGAGATGAGACCTGTAATTCAGATAGCAAAAATGATTCAACAGACAGGAATCAGAGAAGCTTATGACCAACATATTGAGGAGTTTTGTGAAAAATACAAAAATAAGTTGTGGTTATTTAATGCACAAGGGACAACATCTGAAGATGATTTAGTAGCAAGTCTACACTTTGGAAAAAATGTTCATGACTGTGATGTTTTTGTTATAGACAGTTTGATGAAAGTAGATAGTATTGCTGAAGATGATTACGCAAGTCAGAAAAAGTTTATTAACAAAATTAGTTGCCTTGCAAGAGACCTTAACATTCATGTGTTTTTGGTTGCTCATACTAAAAAACTAGCAGATGAAACAGTGATACCTGACGCTTCACACATTTTAGGTAGTAGCCACATTAGAAATCTGACAGACAATATTATCTGTTTGCATAGAAGAAAAGATATAGAACAGGCAAAGATGTTAGGAGAATTAGAGGAGGGAGATAACCCTTGCACTTCATACTTAATGGTTCAGAAGCAAAGAAATCATCCGTTTGAGGGGACATTTTCTTTTTGGTTTAATAAGTTTAAACAGAGATTTTCGGAGAGACCATGCTAACTGCCAATGAGTTTATTAAGAAGTTTAAACGCACTTTTAAAAGTGCAGAATATAGAGCAACAAGTAAAGATGGAAAGGTTTATAAATCAAAAGGTTTTGATAAATTAAATAAACAGTTTGACAAACAAAATTAACAGTAGTAAAGTATATTAACTTTTAACAAGAAAGGAGAAATACAATGAGTAAATCAACAGAATTATCACTTGCAGTTCAGCAAGAAGAATCACAAGACCAACTACAACAAGAAATGGCTAAAGACTATCAAGAGATGGAACAGATGTCTCAACTTGCCTACAAACAACAAATCATAAATGAAATATTTGGGGGTAAGTCATGAGTAAATACGCAGAGTTAAGAAAGATAGATGTTAGTAAATACACAGAAAAGAAAGGTAAGTTTACTTATCTATCATGGGCATGGGCAGTAGATACATTATTGCAACATGATGAATCAGCAACATGGGGTTATGCAGACCCTATGACATTACCTGATGGCAGTATGATGGTGTTCTGCACAGTCCAAGCGTTTGGTAAGAATGTCACTGCACAATTACCTGTTATAGATTTTAAGAACCAAGCTATTAAGAATCCTAATGCTATGCAACTCAACACAGCTATGCAAAGATGTTTAGCAAAAGCTATATCATTACATGGCATTGGTTTGTATATCTATCAAGGAGAAGATTTGCCAGAAGGAGATGTTCTAGAACGCATAGAGAACATATACAAAGAGCAAGGTATAGACAAGGCAAGAAACTATTTCAATACATTGTCTGATTCGGATATGGAACTATGTATTCCTTTCATTAATAAAATAAAGGAAAGTAAATAATGGAACAACGGAGTGATGAGTGGTTTCAAGCTAGGGTAGGTAAAGTCACCGCTAGTAATGTAGATAATGTCATTGTTAAGGTTAAGAATGGCGAAAGTATGTATAAACGAAAATACAGAACGCAACTCATTACCGAGCAACTAACAGGAAAGCCTGTAAAGATATTTATGAATGAGGCTATGAGACATGGGGTTGAGTATGAAGATGAAGCTAGAAACGCTTACATAGCAAAGCTAGGGCTTCTTAAAAATGTAGATGTTAAAGAAGTAGGTTTTATAGACCACCCAAAAGTTATGATGTCAGGGGCTAGTCCTGATGGCATGGTAGGAGATGAGGGGCTTATAGAAATCAAGTGTCCTCAAGCTACAACGCATACGGAGATATTGCAAAACGCAGTAATTCCCAAAAGATATATTCATCAAATGCAATGGCAAATGAGTTGCACAGGTAGGAAGTGGTGTGATTTTGTTTGCTATCATCCTGATTTTGGTGACTATAAACTCTTTATCAAAAGAGTAGAAAGAGATGATGATTTAATAGGTCGTCTAGAAAGAGATATTCATGATTTTGTAGTAGAGGTTATGGATTCAGTTAAATTTATTAAGGAGAATAACTAATGGCAACAGTAGGTATTTCAGCAAGTATTGATGTAACAAAGATTGATAAGTCTAAACTTATTGATGGTAAGAAAGGCACTTATCTCAACTTAACCGCATTTGTTAATTTAGATGAGAAAGACCAATATGATAACAATGGTATGGTAACTCAATCAGTGACTCAAGAAGAAAGAGAAGCTGGAACAAGAGGAGCTATACTAGGTAACACCAAAGTGTTTTTTAAAGATGAGGGGGGTAGTAATACAACTGCTCCACAAGCTAAAGAAGGTTTTGACCAAGTATCAGAAGATGTGCCGTTTTAACTAGGGGGGATTGGGGGCTAACCGCCCCCTTTTTTTTACTTGTTCATTACATACATTGTAACTTCAAAGCCAAATCTCATTTCAGTAGCTGATGGTTTTGTCCACATAATTAAGTTCCTTGTTGGTTAATCAAGGCTTTATTTTAATTGCAAAGTAAGTTTAAACAGAGTGAACAATGTATGAGTTTATACTAATGATTATAAGGAGTAAAAATGAGTGACACAATAAATCCTGACCATTACAAAAAAGGTGGGATAGAAACAATAGAGTATATGGAAGCCAAGATGAGCAAGGAAGAATTTTATGGCTACATTAAAGGCAATGCACTAAAGTATATTAGTAGAGAAGGTTTAAAATCAGAGAAGCTGACTGATAAGATAGATGACTGTAAGAAAGCAATATGGTATCTTGAACAAATGATTAAAGTTCATCAAACAGAATTAAAGCTATTAGAAGTTAAAGCTAAACAAGATGAATGGATTGATGACGAGTTACATGACGAGGACTAAAGAAGTTTACGGAGAGAAATTTGTTTGTCATAAATGTGGTCGTGATGCTATGTTTATGGATAGTGATAAGAAATGGTATTGCTATTTTAATTGGTATGACATAAAGGAAAATCATGGAATCTGCAAAAACGATAAAAATACCAAGTAATCCTGTTTGCCATTCATGTAAAAAGAAAGCAAAAATATATTCTGATGGGAAATGGTGGTGTTGTTTAAACGCAGAAATAGGAGAGTTTAATTCTAAAGGTTTTTGTAAGGAGAAGAAATGAATATCAGTTGTCCTAAATGTAAAGATGTAGAAATGATATGGGGAAATGATTGGGATAATGATGACGAAGATGATAGTCAATACTTAATGTGGAGTCAGTATAGTTGCCCAAAGTGTGAAACAATACTAAATGTATATTGGAGTGAGAAAGATGGCAAAGGGTAAGGAAGCACTGAAAAAGAATAAAGAAGCATGGAAAGAACATCAATTTATATATGATGGTTACAAATTTATAATGAATTATAATAAGAAAGATTTTAATATTGCACACGAACTAACAGGAAGGATTATAACTAAAGGAAACTTTAAGGAGTAAATCATGATTGAGTTTGCATTTGTAATGGTAATTAATTTAGCACCAGAACCTTTAACAGATTGGCAATATGTAGGGTCGTTTAATAGCTGTCAAGAAGCTGTCTTATATGTAGACTTACATTATCCAGACCCAAACAAAGTTGAAATGGAATACAAGTGTTTGCAAAAAGAATATATTTATTTGCCAGAAGGAACGCAAATTAAAAACATAGACATGAAAAACAACAGCGTAAGATATTATGATAAACATAAAGTATGTAAAGTAAGGAGGGATTGTGATGGGTAAGGGTAGTGGTAGAAGAAAGCAAGATATAAGTGAAGAAGAATTAGAAGAAGCGTGGAATAGAATATTTAAAGGCAATGTAGTTAGAGAGGAGGATGAGGATGGCGATAAGCCCGACACAAAGGACTCTGAAGAAGCTACGAGATAGTGGAGACTATCCTTTAGTTGCTATTGTAGAAAGATGGAACGCTTTTGCCAAGATAAGACAAGATTTGTTTGGCATTATAGACTTACTAGCAATAGACAGTAAGGGCAACACAGTAGGAATCCAAGTCACTAGCTACAGTAACATTAGTGCAAGGGTAAAGAAAATGGAGGATAGTGATGCTATCCATCATTTAAGAAATGCTAATTGGGTGCTACTTGTTCAAGGGTGGCATAAGAAGAATAACAAATGGGTATGTAGAGAGGTGGATATATCATAATGAAATACACAAAAGAAAAGTATGATGAGTTTGGTAAAAGAGCAAAAGATTTTATAGCAAAGAATCCTGATGCTAGTAGAAAAAGAATAGCAGATTATGCAGGAGTTCATGCAGGAGCATTAGATAGGTTAAGTAAGGATTATGGATTTGTAATGCCAAAAGCTATGACCCCACAGCAAACAAGAAAAGCAAGTAACTGGGGAACAATACTGGGTGGTTTAAGCAAGAAATGAGGATAGCTCGGCTCATGAACATATTAGAAGATTGGGCAAGGTGGATGAAACAAGATAGCCATAGGTTAGGTTACCCTAACAAAACATCTTATTTTTCAACAGGAGGAGAGTCTACAGCAGAAGTGTTTGAGGATATGGTATCTGAATCTGATATGGATAATGTTAAGATTGTAGACTCTATTATAGACGACTTACCAAAGCAACAAAAACAAGCTATTAACTATCGCTTTCTAGGGGGCAACAAGCCTATGTATTATGAAAGAGATTTGGAGTTAGCTATAGACAATCTTTTAACTATCGCTGGGAGAAAGATATATGCTTAATTTAATTTTAGATATTAATAGTAGCCAGTTACAAAAAGCTAAAGAAGAACAGATTAAGTTTGATAAACAAAAGACACATGACAAGTTTAAATGTAAAACAAATTACATAGGATATTTAGGTGAGCTTGTATTTAATGAATATTTAAAAACAACTCCGTACAAGTTTGAATGGATTTGCTACACAAAAAAAGGATGGGACAGTCCTGACTTTATAATTAATGGTAAAAGTGTAGATTTAAAAACTACATTTAGTGACTCTATGTGGATTCAGGATGAAAAGTTTGACACTTATATATATGCACAAATAAGCAAAGATGAAAGTCAGATGGAAATTAAAGGTTGGTTAAGTAAAAAAGATATATCTGATATGAAGCGTAATGATATATGTGCCACAGTAAAAAGAGGCAATAGAATAGATTATGTGTTTAAACAGTCTTTAATGAAAGAATTTAAGGTAGGGCTACCCCTTAACCAATCAATTTAAAGCTCACCACGAGCCTCTGGCGAAGCCAAAACAAAGCGTTTAAACAATAAGTAGTAAGAATATGAAGTATATTAACAGCAATACCAAAATAACTGTTGCTAAAGATGCCAATGTATTTAATAGGTTTTTTGTTTTACGAGTCATATTCAGTTGCGTTTAAATGTATAGAATCAACAATCATTTCAACACTAGAGCCATCATCTAAAAATATAGTCATTGTGTTTTCACCATAAACAATATCAATATCATCTATCGTTTTGTCCATCATGTGCTTGGCTATAAGTAATATATCCATCATTGAGAGTATATCATTGTCCCTTTTTTGTTAATGATTAACGCTTTTTTCCTAGCACTCTTTCCATTTTCTGGAAAAGCGATATGAACCCATTTATCAAACTCCAAAATAATCTGGTCATACAGAATATCAGACCTAAAAATAGCATCCACAATGTCATCAGGGTCACCGAACTTCGGGCAAGTAAAGTCAACAGCCAATCCTTTAATGTGAGCCGAAGTTGGTTTAGAGCCGAGTAATGTATTAAGCTCCAAACAACGATAGCCACTGCTAATAAGTATAGGATTATTATTAAGTAGTTCTCTAACATTTTCCATGCTCCATGCTGTTATTAATAGATTGTCTAACACTTCATCAGATGGTGTGTTATCTATATCTTTTCTTGTTGCTGTTTCGCTAAAGGTTAATTCTTCTATACTAAAATGAGGTGATGCCTTTATCATTTAGTTAGACCTTTTATTTTTTCTAGTGTCCTTAATCCAGCAATTCCAAGCATAGCAAATACAAGCTCAAGTAGTATTTCTGAATCTATAGTAGGTAATGTTTGTGCTGTTCCATCTAAATGGTCTATCCATGTAGCTAAAGGATGACCAATAAACAACCAAAATACACCTAATGCACAAGACCATCCGATTGCAGGTCGCCATCCAGCAACAAATAAATTTTGATGTGATGCTTCTACTTTATTAATTTCTGTTTGTGCTAGTAATATTTTGTTAGCGTTGTCAGTAAGAGACTTTTCTATTTCTCTCTTTGCTTTAGCGTTAGCGTTTTTATCAGGAACAACTTTATCAATAACATTTCCAATTAAAGGTAGTAATGCTTGTATCATGATTCAATCCATCCATATAATAAACAAAGTGCAATAGGTGTAATAGGTAGTATTGCTATTATTGCAAATGTAACAGCTATTGGTTTTGTTAATAATTTTTTTAATTTATCCATTGTTTAAACAGTATAGTTACTAATGATGATATAAATGCAGCGATTGCCATACCTGCCCAAAAACCGCCTTTACCTTGATTAGCTAGTGCTAACATTGCTTTCATATCTCTTGAAAGTTCATCTTGGCTTTTCTGTAATTGCTCTATCTGCTCTTTCATTCTTCCAAATTCTTGTAGGTTAATATCAGGCATTATCTTCCACCCCCAATAATATCTATTGTAGTATATTTATTATCATCATCTAACAGTGGAGAGTATTGTGCTTTAGTTGAATCTAATAAGCTAGGAATAAATGCACTTGCTCCCACACCTTTTCTACTTGCTAAAGCATTTAACATACCACTACCTGTAGGCATATAATTTCCAGAGCTTAATTTTCTTTGTGAATTTTTACTTAATAATAAATTAGGAATAGCTTTTTCTGCTCCTAATAATAAAGGAATACCATATCCGCCTGAAGCAAACCCAACACTACCATATTTTGCAGTTTGAAGAAGCCCATCTTTAAGCAAATCATATTTGGATGATTTACCAGCAGGTTTAACTACATCTCCATATTCTTCAACAAAGTCCATAATTATTTTACCTTCATCTTTTACTGGGGCTTTGTTTCTTGTGTTTTTTTTGTAAAAGTCTACAGCATCTAAATTGCCTTTTTTAACAGAACTTTCTACATTAAATGCTCTAGCAAAACCTTGTTTAGCTTCTTGTAAGTTACCAATTATTTCTTTGTCACCATATTTTTTAGCCACAAAATCAAGCTCTGCTTCTGCTTTGTCTAATCGTGCTTTTTCTTTTTCTATTTTTTTGTAATTAATATCCTGTCCATCTCTAACAGCTTTTTTTCTAGCAGTTCTCCAAGCATCTGCATAATCTAATTTTATTTTTTTTATATCTTTTAGTATTTCTGCTCCACTTCTAGAATAAACAGTTTTAGTTTTAGATGGTGGTGGGGTTACTGTTTTCATAATTGGGTTACCACTTCCATCAAGAAGCCCCGTATCTATTTCTTCTGGTTTACCTTTTGTAGTTTTACTTTTTTGCAAAACAACAGGTTTATAAGATTTAATAGTATCATATGTACTTTTGTATTTGTTTGCAACGAAATCTACCATTTTTGTTAATGGAGTTGTTTCTGGTATATCCATAATAGGATTACCATTTTTATCTTTTCCACCTACAAACTTTCTAGCGTTTTTGTCAAATATTTTTTGATTAATTTTTATAGCGTTGGCTTTTGTGTTGCCTAATAATGATTCTGCTGTCTTTCTAATTCTTCCTGCTTGTTTAGTAGAGCTAGGAGGAACAACAAATCCTTCTTCAGTAAATTTTGATAATGTAGCATCTACATCAGCCATTTGAGATTGTTTTACATCTGCTTTAGATTTTATCTTATCAAAAAGCATACCTGTTGGTTTAGTAATAATTTGTGTTGGGTCTATAGCACTACTAACTTTATTTCCTACCTCTCCTAGTTTTTGAAGTTTAGAAGAATACTGTTGTGCTTTTAATGGGGCAGTTATACCACGACCTAAAACACTTAAATCTAGTAAACTAGTAATAGGTTTTTCAGCTAACCTTTTCTTTATACCACCTTCTGTAGTAAGCTCACTAAATTCGTCTGCAATAATACCCCTATACTTACGATACTTTTCCATTTTTTGAGGGTCAGCGTATTTAGATAAACCTAATTCATCTACTAATTTAGACATACCTGCTGAACCTAAATCTATTATGCCTTCCATAGTTTTTACAGGGGAAGTAACGGCTTGAACTGCTCCTGCACCAAGATTATAAAGGTCACTACCAATGTTTCCAAAAGCAGCACTAGCTACCTCTCCTGCTGTTGAGTCAGCAGTAATTTCATCTTTTTGTTTAGATAATCCTGTAGCTTGTCTTGCTTCTTCTTCTGTAGGCATGTGGTCACCTATAAGCTCAAAAGTTCTACCATCTAAAGTAACTTTATATTTTGCCATAATATTCCTATTCAAAAATTTCTGTAGCTGTGAATGATGATTGAGCAGGTAGATTGTTTCCTAAACCTATATCCATATTCATTATTTCACTTCTTTGTTTTTGCAATGCCTCTTTAAAGGTAGCTGGAAAAATATGTCCTACATTAGCATCTTGTAGAGAACCGCCTAAATCATAATTGTTGTAATATTCTTCACCAAAATTCATCAAATACTTTTCTGATTGTTTTGTTACCATATCTTCACCCATTCTATGTAGCAAGAGCATTTCTTTATATAAGGCTTGAGGTGAGCTAGTGTTTTGTAATGCAGCAGCGGCATTAATAAACATCTGAACTTCTCTGTCAGAGACATTACCTACAGCACCACCAGTGCTGTTGTTATTTCTCATTTCTTGAATTTGTTTAATAAATTCTTTATTTTGAATTAAGGACAAAAGATTAGCTGCATCTTGACCATCTGTTTGAAAACCATATTTACCTGCTTTTACGTTAATCATTAACCTTCCCATACCACTTTGCATATCCTTTACAGCTTCTGGGTTAGCCATTAATCTTCTAATAACTTTATTACTTCTTGCAACTGTGTCCATCATATAAGCAGCAGCTTTCCCACTATCATTACCATTTTTTTCAAAATCTTTCATTTTTAACATTACATTATCTGCATTTAATCTTGGGTCTAATGCTTTTTGTTGTTGTTTTCCTAGTTTGTCCCATTGCTCTGGGGTGTATTTGTCTCCATAATAATCTACATACCCACCAATTTCTTTGCCATTTACTTTAACAGCAGGATAGCCTTCTTCTGGGGGAAATGTACGGCTTCTATAAGGAGAGTTGTTTAAACCTGTTTGTTTTCCTTGTTCTGATAAAGTTTTGTTACTTCCATCTTTTTGTTGTTTTGTATACATACCTAATTTTTGTGATAGAGTTTTTTGTTCTTTAGGTATGTAATTAGCATCTTCAAGTCGTTTGCTTTGTTCAGAAGCATTATGAGTTGCAACCACCTCATCACTAGGAGTATTAATTAAATCTAAAAAAGCATTATTTTGAAACTCACTATTTTTAGTAGGGTCTTTAATATCCATACCTAATGCTTTTGCTACATTTTCTTCAGCAACAGAAAGTTTAGTAAGCTCTCTAAATCTTGGGTCAGATTTTCTTTGGTCTGCATCAAATGCTTTTGGGTCAACTGCATATTGTTGTAATAAATCTAAATCTCCCCTTTCTTCTAATTCTCTAAATTTACTTTCAATTGCTTTCTCACGAAGCGTTCCTAGTCTAAAGGTTGTTCCAGCAGCTCCTGTTTCGTATGCTAGTTTTTTTGATTTTATAGGAGCATCAGAAAGTTTGTATTGATTTAACATAATATCTTGTTGCAACTTATTTAAATCTAAAGAGTTTTTGTTAAATTTTTGTTGGTTAAACAGGTTTGTAACAGCATCATTAATACCTTTTGTTCTTCCTGCTTTAGCACCAGTAAGTGATGAAATCACCTTTTGACCAGTTGTTTTATCTTTGTAAAGAGAGTCAAAATATCCTTGACCTAATCCTAACAATGTATTTACATTTAAAGAACTTTGATAGTTAGGGTCATTAATAAGACCTTTAAAGGGCTGATTAGTCGTTCCCAATGCCTTGTCTATCATTGTATTGTAATCAAAATCTAGCAATGAATCTGCCATGTTACGCTCTCCTTATGTTCAGTATTCTATTTTTACTTGGATTATATGCTTGTTGTGCAACTCTACCTACTGATTGAGTGACTTGTTGTGGACTAGCACTGCTACTACCACCTAATGCTGTCATACCTAATGCAGCTAATGCTATTGGATTTTCTTGAGCAAAACCCATTACACTATCAAATGCTTTTTCATATAAAGGTTGTTGACCTTCAAACCCACCTTGAGCTTCAGCTATTTCTGTTGGAGAAGATTTTTGAATGTCTGCAAAATTAGGATTTACTGCTCCTGTATATAAAGGAGCTTCTTCAACTTGCGGTATTGAATTGTATTGAGGGGCAACAGCTTGACCAGTTAAGGGGTCTTTAATAGCATTATTTGTATCTAAACCCAAACTAGGATTAGGAATACTGCTATCCATTCCACTAAACACTGGCATATCTACTTGTGTTATAGATTGACCTAAAGTATCTGGGGTAGCATAAGGGCTAAAGCCTTGACCTGTTACACCACCAGTTACATTTTGTAAATTATTTGAAACTACAGCATCTGTTCCAATTAAACCACCTGTGCCTACAGCAGTGCCTGTACCACCCATAAGCCCTGCACCTGCATTTAGAGAGTTAGTACCTGTATTTGCTAATGCACCAGAGCCTAAATCAAATCCCATTCCATCAAAACCAAATCCAGAGCCAATTCCATCTGCACCACCAAACATACCACCACTAACACCACCAATAGCGGCTGCTTTTAGAGGGTCTCTACCTTGAGCTAAAGCTAATGCTGCACCTATTCCCATTCCTGCTAATACTGGAGCACCCATTACTTACCTCCTCCACCTGATGAAGTTGTAGTTTGCTGTATAGGTGCTGGTGCACCATAAGCTGCTGATAGATAACTTTCTAATTTACTGTATGGTTTGTTTTGTTCAAACTCAAACCTACTAATATCTGCATTTAAAGCATCTTTAGCATACTGTTCTTGTGTTTGACCAATTTTAGCTAGTTGATTTATGTCTGAATAATCTGCCATAGCCATTTGTGGAGCTGATGCAATAGCTGCATCTTGTCTAGCTCTTTCTGCACCAAAGTTACTGTAAGCTAATTCTGCTGCTCTGTTAGTTAAAGAGTTTGCTAGGTTTTCAGTTGCTTGTGATTCCATTTCGCCCATAGCACCTGAACCATATCTACCAGAAGCTGCTGTTCTGCTACCAATGTCTCTAATAGCTTTGTTAAATTCATTGACAGCAGGTTTAGCTGCACTTGCCATCATTGCAGAAAAATATGGATTACCTGCTGATAGTCTGTCACCACTAATTGTGCTTAACTGTTGTGCTTGAGCTGCTGGTACTAATGGACTACCAGTTCTTGCTCTATCACCTGCTAAACCTAATGCTTCTGTTGTAGTTGCTGATGCTGGAACATAAGTTGCATCTGGGTAATATTCTGGGGAAGCATCTTTATAAAGATTTTGTGCTTCATCTAAACCATAAGTTATGTATGGCAAGATTGCAGGGTCAATATTTTGATTAGTAGTTTGTGTTTGACCACCACCACCACCTTTGTATTCACGCAATCCAGTAACAGGGTTAATAGTACCTGAACCACCATGTGCTTTTAAAAGATTAGCTTCCCATGTATTAACATGAGCTAATTCAGTATCTCCCTCTCTACCTAGTTTGCCTAAATCTTTTGCTAACCAGTTATATAACCATATTTTTAACTTAATCATTCTAGTTTCAACTCCATTAATTGATATTTTTTTTTGTAACCATATAGCCTGTTCCATAATCTAGCTATACTCTCAAATTTAGTAGACCCCTGTATTGCAGTTCCACCATTATGTTTGACCCACTGTTTAAACTGCTCAAACCCTGCTTTTGTGTTTTTACCACCTATATAAGTTATATAAGCCACTCTGTCGTTAGGATAGTTAATCCATTGAACAGTGAGTGCTACATAACACTTATCTTCTTTCATTACTAATAGTAATTGTTGCTGACCTTGTGTAACTAACAGCTTTAATTGGTCTGCTGTAAATTCGTTGTTACCTTTGTCTAAAGCTTTTTGTAACAAAGGTTCTGCAAGATACCAAAATCTTTGCACTTGATTCGTAGGCACTACATAGAGTTTCATAGAATTTATCCAACAATGATATAATCATATGTTACATCAGTATGAGATGTATTTCTATGCCCTATAACAAAACTACTTTTAGCTTTTGTCTTAATATATGTATGGTCTGATTCTGCTGCTGCATTTGCAGTTCTTGGTGATAATACAATGACTGAATCAAAACCTGCTCTTTCATTACTAACTGTAGTTTCTGTAGATGATGTTGCTAAAGTAAAAGTACCACTATTATTAGTCTTGCCATTCATAGCATTATTAACTACTTCTGCTACAGCTCTAGGGTCACCACCTTGATAGGGAAGTGTACGATACATTCTAGGCATTATCTATTGCCTTGTGGTTTTACATCTACATCTACTGCCATAGCAGTTGTCCAGTTACCTGTAGGTTGCACATTGAATCTATGATACCTACCTGCACTTCTTAAATTACATCTACCCTCTGATGTAGCAGGAACAAACGCACTAAATCCAATAGTATCATCTAACTCTCTGCGACTAGCTACAGCTACTTGTGCTGTGCCATTATCTATCTGTGGTCTTGCTAATGTAGCTACAGAGTTATAGCCAATCTCAACATCTGTTGTAATAAGTTGAGGTGTTATAGATGTTCCTGTAAAGGTTACTATTTTAGTGCCTTTAGCACCTGCAAATAAAAATTTACCACCTATAAACAATCGTGAATCTAATGATGCTTTCATCTCATCTATATCTGTATAACCTAAACTACTTACTAAAGTTTCTAATGTCTCTCCTAAAGTAGCAATAGTGCCTACAACATCTGATGTGGTTTCAGCTCTTGACCATTTTCCTAACTGCCAATTATAAATAAGTATTTTTCTGTTTCCATCTACATCTGCATAATTCCATACTACAAGATTTTTAACTGGGTCAACTGCTGCACTAATTGTATCTATTTTTGTTAAGTCAGCATTATCAAAGAAAAATCTATCTACTTTTTCTAATCCTATGTTTGTTACTGTTTGCCCATCTGTAGAATACCAACCATCATCTGACAAAAAGAAAGTTATGTTTCCGTACCTAGCAACAGAGTTACCCTCTAAACAACCTAGTCCACTAGAAATAGTATCAAATTGAAAGAATAATGGTGAGCCAACATAAGAAGCTCTAACTATAGATTTTTCTAATAATACAACACCAAACTCACCACCTGTTATTGCTTGAACATTACCACCATCAGGAATTATTTGATAATCACTTTGGCTTGTAGCTCCAGAAGTCCAATCTGTTTCATCATTAATATCTGACCATTGCACTTTATCAGGGTTAGAACCTGCTGCAATATTTCCTGAAAAAACAAAATCACGAACTACAGCAATGTCTTTAGCTACAGGAGCTGCTGCTGCTACATCTGCAAATGCAGAAGAAACACCTATTGTCCATGCTTGTATTTTAGAATTGTCGTTACAAGCTAAAACTACATTGCCAAATTGCTCAAATCTCCAAGTGCCATTTCCACCATACCCACCTGATTTAGATACATCTGCTAATGCAAGTGTTGCAATATTTAGTTTAAATAACTTTGTAGCACCACCTGCAAATACTTCTACATTAGCTCCAAATTTAGCTACAAATATATTGTTAATATTTTCACTGGCAGCGTTAGAAAAATCTTCTGCACTAGGAAAAGCACCATAACCAATACCCAAAGGATATACATTTTTTGCATCATTTAAACTACCTGCGTTTGCAGGTTGGTCTGGTAACCAGTCTGTAAATTGTAATCTTTTTGTTGTCATTTATTAATCCCTATTTAAGAGCCACTTCCTGTACCTGTTGCAATTAAACTAATGTATTGTAATGTTACTTGCCCATTAGGATTACTTGTGCCACTTCCACTATAGTAACCACTACCTGTAATAGATTGACTGCTAGGAACATAATTTTGAACAGAGTAAAAGTTTTTAGAGCCACCTGTACCACCACCTGTCCTTGAACTAGCAGTTCCCAATGTAGAGGTCATGTTTCTAGGGTTGTTAATAGATGCCCACCATGTAGGTGGCACATCAACATTCATTGTAGTGTAAAGAGGGAATCCTGTAGTAAGTTGTGCTGTATCAAAGTATGTACTTAAAGCTACAGTTGGAACAGTAACGCTTGAAGAATAACCTGAACGAGATAAAGTGCCTGTAAAAGTAACTCCTCTACCCCTAGCATCTCCTAATGAAGTTTGGCTACTATCAGTTCTATTGCCACAAAATGCTCTAACATGATTTTCATTCATAGTAGTTGTTCTTGTTGTTGACATTCCTACATTTGAATTTATGTCAGTAAGAGAAATTGCTCCACTTGAGGGTAATCTACCTGCCATTTTCAATCTCCAAAATTCTATTATCTATACTATCTAATAAGGTGTAAGTTATTGAGTTAGTTTGGTTATGATAAAAAACAACAACATCTTTTATTAAATTTTTTAAGTAAGGCAAATTATCAAAATTATCTTGAAAATCTTTTCTATACTCTACTGATGTTTTCATTAAATAGTACCAAAAGCAGTTACATTTCCAACAACAGTTAAATTACCACTTGAATCTACTTTCATTTTACTTGTGCCACCATACTTAAATATAAGAGTGCTTCCAGATTGAACAACAGTCCAATCAGCACCAATACCTAATGTTGTGCTGCCAGTTACAGTAGTTCCTGTTATAGCAGTTGCAGATATAGTTCCACCTGATGTTGTCAATGAAGATAAACCAGTTATTGTGCCACCTGTTATATTAACTGCATTAGAATTTTGTGTAGACATAGTGCCAAGACCTAAATCTGACCATTCAGGAGTATTACCAGAACCTAATGATTTTAAATATTGACCAGAAGTTCCAGATGCACCATCAAATGTAAGATTGCCTGTAACAGCTAATGTGCCTGAAGATGTAATTGTGCCAGAGCTAGTCCAACCATCACCACTAGAACCATCTTGCCAATTTTTAATTTGTGCCATTGTTTCACGAATTGCATTATTAATGGTACTGGGTGGGCAGCCCTCATTTATGTTTATTGAGTTTATGTCAGTATTGTTAGCTGCAACACTGTCCCATTGTGATACTTTAGTTTTTGCCATTTGTTATCCTCGTCTTAACCATGTATTAGTTCCTACTGGAACATCTGTCCATTCTTCACCTAGTATTGTTCCTAACGCTACTACTGTTCCTGCACCACTAATAGAAGCATTAGCGTGTCTTGTTATAGAAGTTCCTGCTGTTAATGTTGCTACTCCCTCTACACTTGCAGTTCCTACAGCAGTAAACCCACCGATTGCTTGAACTGTAGCTACTCCAGAAATACTTGCTACACCTAATGCAATATTTAATCCTTCAGCAGTTAGCGTTGCTACTCCACTGATACTTGCATCAGCATCAATAATAGAACCTGATAGAGCAACAGTTAATGTTGCACGACCAGTAATATCACCCTCACCAAATGCTACATAAACAGCATTAGCAGTAACAGTAGCAGTACCTGTAATAGAACCTGTTGCATTTTCAATAAGACCTGCTAATGAAGTAACAGTTGCTACACCACTAATACTTGCATCACCAAATCTAATTCTTAATCCATCTGCTGTTAAAGTAGCAGTTGCACCTATAGATGCAGCACCAATTAATGTTTTACCTGCTAAAGAACTATATGGAGACTCTGAAAATGAACTTATTCCAAACATTATTTATCCTATCTAGCCAATGAGTTTTTAAAAGGGTTTTCGGCAAATGCCATGTAAAAGTATTTTCCGTTATTATCATTAAAAAATACATTAGTTTGTCTATTTTTAAATCCATTAGAAAGAAAATCATAAGCACCAAAAAATTGTTCTGCATCACTATTGTTTGGATTTAAAAATGGAATTACAGCATTAGTTGTTCCACGAGTAGCATCATATATATACCAATTTGCACTTGAATCAATTCTTTTTATCATAACAAATGCAGGTCTAAACCCTGTGTATATAAATGTTCCATCAGTAGAGCCATTACCTGTGTATGTACCAATTTTACTATATCCCTCTATACTTCTAAAGAAATATCCTATCATTTTAGCACTAGAGTTACTACCAAAAGAATAAGTTTGATTATATGTAAACAATGTTGATGTTGGTGCTGTATTAGACCATTGGTTTGAATCAGGAGAGGGAAGTGCAACAGACAAATTTAAATACCAATAATCTTGTGCTGGATTGCCTGTTACACCTACATAGGTTGACCAATTACTTGGGTCATCTACTTCTTTAAAAAATACAAGTTCAGGTACTCCTCCTAATCCATGACCTATAGTTCTAGCACCAGAACCACCATTTTTAGTCCAAGTTACAATACTAAACCCTGCTGTTGTATTAGCAGATACTGTAGATGTTATAGCACCTAATGTATTAGATACTCCAGTACCATTTGCTTTCCAAGACCAACCAACCATTGGTCTAGTGTTTTCATTTACTTCTCTATCATTAGGTCCTGCTGAATCTGCACCAAGAGTAAATCCATCAGAAGTAAACGCTGTAACTTGGTCAGTAGATGTTTTTTCTGCATCTGTTCTGTTACACATCATAAACTTATTATTACCTCTAACTGCATCTACTAAATGATGACTATAGCTACCTCCAGTTCTTGCTTTTAACCATAAAAAATCAGGTTGAAATTCTAAACCTGTAATACTTTGTGTACTACCATTACCTGTATATAATGTCGTATCAAAATGCTTACTACCATCTACAATAGTAGAGTCAGGTAAGTTAAATGTATTTAGTTTTTTATAACCTGTAGGTGGTGTGTAGGCAAATGGTCTTTGACCAAAGTTAATGTCAAAATTATCTCCACTATTATAAAAAGAACATCCTAAATAATATTCAACACTAGGTAAACTTGTAAATGCTGTTCCTTGTGTAGTTCCGTTTCTGTAGAAAGTAATAGTATTAGCATCTAAATCTAAAGCAGTTCCTATAACATCACCTGCTACATACCTATCTCCATAGCTTCCTGTATAAGAACCAGCTCCTTGTTTTCCACCATCTTGTACATAAACATAAGAATTAGTACCACCAAAATTACTATTAGGGTTTAAATTATCTACACCTATTATTCCTGTCATTGCAGCATCATTTGCACCAACTGTATTCCATGTAGTTTCCCAATAATATTTACCAGAAGAAACTGATATTGTACTAACATTACTTCTTTGAGCATTAGTTCCACTTGTAGCTTTTAAATTAGCTTTGTCAATAGTTACAGAGCCAGAAGGTACTAAAGGATTTAATGTAGCAAAGTTACTTGTATCTTCATCTGTTAGCGTAGGTACATCTGACATGATGTCGTAAGTAGTTAATGCACTATTAGTTGTATTAAGGTTATTTTCAGTAAAGTTATTACCATTGCCAGAGTTATCTGTACCTCTACCTTTTAGATAAAATCCATTTGTACCATAAGAACCTCTATATCTTTTAGGTTGCCATACACCAGTATCTTCATTATATTCACCAAAATCTGTTGGTGCTAATGCTTGACCATCTATATGATGTATTTCTGTTAAGTAAGCATCATAATATCTGTCAGCAGAACCTTGTCTCCTAGCAATAGCATGAATTCCTGTTGTAGCATTTATTTGTGTATCTGCATTTTGATTTGGGAATGTTCCTGTACCTGCTGATGTAGTTAGTAGTTCATTATTAACATATAGTTTTATTCTGTTTGTATCAGTAGCTTGTGTTGTATCAATAACTAAAGCAATATGATACCAAGCAGATGGGTCACGCAAAACAGCAGTAGATGTTCTAATAGTTCTTGTACTATTGCTATCTAATATATCTAACTCAAATACATTGTTACCATTTATAGTTACATCTACAAATTGACTATTAGCACTATTAGCTGCACCAAAAATAACTTGTGAACCTGTTAATGCTCCTCGTTTTGTCCAGCAACTAAATGTCCATGTTTTTTTGTTACCTGCACTAGATGGAGTTCTACTTAAATAAGCATTAGCAGATGCACGAAAGCGTAAGCTGTTGTCTAGGGTATAACCAGTAGCACTGTTAGATGCTGCTCCGACTAATAATGGCATTATGAAACTCCTAGAGTTTGACCTTGCTCGTAGAGATTTGTCCCATCAGACCTGAAGTTAAAGAAGTCAACTGCATTAGCTACTGTAGATAAGGTAGGAGCAGTTGCTGCGTTCCATTTAAATATAGCGTTCCATGCTAAAGTTCTTGACCCTGTACCATCTTGTGTAACTTGTATACTATAAAAAGCACCATCTTCTAAATTAGTTGGTGCAGCAACAGTTCTGTTTCCTGCTAATGTAACTTTTGCTACCTGTCCAGAATCTGTGTCCCAATTAATAGTAGCTGCATCAGTAAGTGTTAGCGTAGGAGAAAATCCTTGACCATTGACTTGTAGATTAAGTGAGTTAGTTACATTTTCCCCACTTAATGTTCCGTTTCCGTTAATTGATAATGCCATTATTTATTCTCCCAGTTCTGTTCATTCATTACTGTAATTAATTCTTCTACATTTTTAGCACCTGCAATAGCTGTTTCTAGTCTATTAGATTCAGCAACTACATGAGCTCTTTTGGCAACAACATCTTTAGGAATGGCTACATCTCTTTCTGTTTTTCTAGTTACATACCAATCAGTTTGTGCAAGTATAGAACCTGCTGTTTGATTTACTTGGTTTGTCATTTGATATTTTAAACCATGTGTTACTAATTTTTCATCTGTATTTACCATAGATTTTGTTTTTGAATCATATGTTTGAACATATACCTGATTGCCATCTTTATCTACAGCATCTACATCTTCCATTGTTTTAGGGTTATCTAGTTCACCATTCCAGTAGTATCTGTCATCAGCTCTTACAGGTTCATCTTCCCATGTAATACCTAGTGCATCTCTATCTTCTTGTGTTGATAGCTGCAACCAATTTTTAGGATAGTTGTTACCACCAATTGAAAATGCTTGTCCAACACAAAGTGTTTTATCATCTAGTTTATAAGCCATTACCTATCTCCCTTTGGGTATTTAGCTTTGACTTCTTTTATATGGTCAAGCCATGTCTCTGTCCCATCTTGTACATCATGGTATTGCATATCTAGTTGTTCAGCTAATGGTTTGTATTCTTGTTGTCTTTTATATTTGTATTCTTCAGGGTCTACCCAGTTATTAATAGCATCTAAATCTAATTCAATTTCTTTTCCCTCTTTATCCCAAGCATACATTTCAGTATCACTTTTAACTTTAGATTTTGCTGCTTCAGGATATAGTGTATGTATAGCTTTCATTATGCTGCTACCTCCATAACTGTTATTGATGGTTTTGCATAACCTAATGCACCTGTATCGCTAAAGTTAGCAAAAAAGTATCTTGTTGCTGCTGCTTCTAATTTTGCATACATACCATAAGTTCTAGCAACAGTTGAACCAGAAGTTGTTTGTGCTTGTAGTTGCATTTGAACCCCATCATTTACATCATAGCTCATATCTCTTACTGAAGAATTACATTGTTGTTTACTTCCTAAAGCAGAAGTATTAACATTTGTACTATTTGTAATATCATATAGTTTCATTGCAACCATTTGAGTTCCATTATTACCACCAAAAAGATAATTACAAGTAACTATTAGTGTGCTATCTGATGCTTTAGGTGTTATTGCAACTCTTAAATCAGAATCTACTTCTGCAAAAGATGTTGATGTAAAAGTAACTAACCCTGTATCTGGTTGAACAGTTACTACTTGTAAAATAGTACCTGTAGGAAAAGAAGCTATGGGAATATCACCTGATAAATTTGGAGCAGAAAGACTACTATTTGTATCTAGTATTGTTCCTGTTGTTGCAGGTAATGTTAGTGTATTAGTTCCAGCTACTGCTGGTGCTGCAACTGTAATAGCTCCAGAGGTGTTTCCTGTTAATACTATATCAGCCATTATTCTGTCTCCTCTGCTACATTCATAGGACTTGCTTTAGTCCATTCTATATACGCTTGATAGTCTGTGTTTGCTTCATCAAAAGGTATTGATATAGTAGAAGTTTCACCATCCTCAAGCTCTACTGTTTTATTTACCCCAACGATTTTATTTGATATAACACTTTTTACTAATTTATATTTCATAATTATAACTCCGCACTAAAAGTAAGTCTTGTAGCTGTACTATTATTAGCAAACATTAAAGTTGCATAACCTATTGTTGATGTACCACCACTAATAGTAGCTGAAAAACTAAATGTTTGTGTTGCTGATTGGTCAACAGAAAAAGATGCACAAGCTAAATTACTATTTCCTGCTTTAGCTAAAAAAGTACCTGTTGAACCTAATGATGGAGCTGCCCTCATTTTTACTGGCAGTTCTGCTCTTAATAACGGATTTGTTGTTCCAACATACATTCCATGAGTCATAAATTCATAAGCAGCTGTACCACCTATACTATAAAAATATCTTTGACACAGTTGCATTTGTTGTCCGTATTGTAAATGTTCAAATGGTGTTGCAGATGTTCCTTCTTCTAGTTGAACTCCTGTAATTTGCCATGTTGCTGATGCGTTAGCTACAAAATGTACATTAGAAGAAATAGACCTTTTACTACCTGCTACCCATTCATTTGCTGTTGTATCAAAATTTGTTCCTGCATCTAAACCAAACATTACATTAATGCCCAATGAATTACTTGTTAGCCAAGTTCCTGATGTATCACCTGCAATAGTTACAGTTTTCTTTTCCCATGTATTAGCAGAAGAAACAGTATAGGTTGATACATAAGCTCTATCAAAAGCATTATTACTTATTGACACAGGGTATGTTCCTGTAACAGATGCTTTTACCCAAAAAGATATAGTTATTGTTTTTGCATCTGAAGTACCCCAATTTAAATGAGCAGTATTAAGTCCTTCTATTTTTTGTCTTGGAGTAAGAGCATTACCTGCACCTACTGATTGTGTTGTTGAGTTATTTGTAATTTTTAAAGAATGTGAAAATCCTGCTGGAGCATCTGTTACTTGTTGATAAGTTTGAGCATTAGTAATTCCATGTAAAAAAAGTTGCCATCTATCTGTCATCATAGCACTGGTTGAATGACTTGTGCTTGTGCCTACAAGAGTATTACTAGCACCACCATTTCTTTGGTCAATCCTCATATCACCATTAATAATTTTATTTTTACCTGCTTGTGAAGTAATAGCACTACCACTTGCATTTTGTAATCCACTAGATGTTATTTTAGCTTTTGTAGTACCACCTGATT